TGATATTACTCGAAATGGTAATGCACTTGATACAGAAGTTATACAAGTAGAAACTGACGAGGGTTCTTTATTTCCTGTTGGTGGAATAAGAATGACAATTAGGTGTATGTACGAATATCAAGCTGGAACACCATAGGATAAATTATGAAAAACGAAAAACTATTAGATAAAATATCTAAGAAAATAGATCAGATAGAAAAGTTACACGATAAAGAGTCTATGCTTTGCGAGGAAGTAAAAGACTTAGTAGAAGAAATTAGAGAAAACTCTTTAGAAGATGAAGATGGTACTTGGGAAGAAGAAGATGTATCAGATGACTTAGAAGAAGATTTTGAAGAAGATGAAGAAGATATTGACGAAGAAGACGATAAACTGTAAAAGGACTTATGGCTAAAGATATTAAATTATATAAAGGTAATTCAGAGATAGTTATTAATGAATCTAATCTTGAACATTTTTTAAGTTTAGGCTATAAGCAAGAAAAAGAAAACAAACAAACTAAATCAAACAAGGACAAAAAATGGCAACACATCACGGAAAAGAAGGCGTAGTTACTGCTGGTGGCTCTGGTGTTGGGGAACTAACATCATTCACACTTGAAACTACAGGAGATGTTGTAGAAGATACAGCTTTAACAGATGCTACTAAATCATTTGTTGCTGGTCGAACTTCATTCTCTGGAACATTAGAAATGCACTTTGACGAAACAGATAGCCCACAAACAAGTTTAACTGCTGGTTCTTCAATCGCTTTTATTTTATTACCTGAGGGTAATGCAAGTGGCGACAGAAGTTTTGCTGGTACAGGAATTGTTACAGGAATGTCAGTTAATAACTCAATGGACGCAATCGTTTCAAGAACTGTTACTTTTCAAGGAACAGGTGCTTTAACTATAGGTACTGTATAATCCTAATTTATGTCAGTTATTGATAGAGTTAAATCTCATTTTGAAACTCTTAAAACTATCACTATTGAAGTTGAGGAGTGGAAAGACGAGCATGGTAATGCTAGTGTATTCTATTCAGAGCCATTAACCCTTGAAGAAAAAAACATTATCTTTAAGAAATCTAGTAATTTTCAAGACTTAACTGTCCTTGTTGATTTACTTATAATGAAGTTATTAGTTAAGAATGATAAAGGCGAAATGGTTAAAGCCTTTAGCCCAGAAGATAAATTTGCACTTAGAAAAAAAGCAGATTCAAATATTATATCTGATGTTGCCAATAAAATTCTTTTAGATACTAATTACGAGGACGCTGAAAAAAAGTAGATAGCGACCCTGATGTTAGGTCGCTTTTAATAGTAGCAGATAGATTACACATCACAATCCAACAAGTTCTTGATATGCCTGTTAGCCATTATAATCTTTGGTTAGCTTACTTGAAAAAAGAGCAAGAACAGTATAAAACAAATCAATCACTAGCAGAAGCAAGGAAGTTTAAATAATGACACAAAAACTCAATATAGATATTGTAGCACGAGATAAATCCAAACAGGCTTTAAATGGTGTCCAAAAATCTTTAGGAAGATTAAAAAATTCTGTATTTAATTTAAGAAATGCCTTTTTAGGTTTAGGTGCTGGTCTTGTTGTTAGAAATTTAGTCAATACAGGAAAGCAATTAGAAAATTTAAGAACTAGATTAAAGTTCTTGCTTAAAGATACAAACGAGGGTGCAAAGGCATTTGAGAATATGACCAAGTTTGCATCTAAAGTTCCTTTTTCACTTGAGGAGATACAAGCTGGTGCTGGTATTCTTGCAACAGTTACAGATAATGCTGATGACTTACAAAAAATGTTAGAGATAACAGGGAATGTTGCATCTGTTACAGGATTAGATTTTAGAACTGCTGGAGAACAAATACAAAGATCATTTAGTGCTGGTATTGGTTCAGCAGATATATTTAGAGAAAAAGGTGTTAGAAATATGCTTGGCTTTAAAGCTGGTGCAACTGTGTCTATTGAAGAAACAGTACAAGCATTTGAAAAAGTTTTTGGAAAAGACGGAAGATTTGGAAAAGCTACAGATGAATTAGCAAATACATTTGAGGGAACTTTATCAATGATAGGAGATAAAGTATTTAATTTTAAAAAAGTAATATTAGAAGCTGGATTTTTTGAAGAACTTAAAAAACAATTTGGAAGTTTAGATAAATTTTTAGAAGATAATGCAAAAGAACTAGATCAAATAGCAACAACAATAGGAAAAAATTTAGCAAAAGGAATGGTTGCTGTAGTTAAAATAGGTAAAGATTTAATTCCTACTTTAGAAAAAATTGGAATGATTATGAGAAGTATAGCAGATGGCTTTATGGCCTTACCACCATTTATTAGAACAAGTGGAATTATAGGTGCATTTTTATTTGGTAAAAAAGGATTAGTAGCATTAGCAAGTGTAAGTTTATTTGTCGATAAAGTACAAGATTTAATTAAGGAATCTAAAGTTAGAATGGGTATTTTTGATATGGATAACCTTAAAGAAGTAACTTTAGCAGTTGATACAATTAGCAATCAAGTAAGTGAACTTGAATTACAAAAATCACTTTTAGGAGATATTGATACTCCTAACATAGATAAAAAGTTAAAAAGTTTAAGAACAGAATTAGAAATGTTGGAAGAAAGACGAAAAATTCTTGAGCATAGTGCAAACATTAGAAAGTTTGAAGCGTTTGAACATCAAAAAGAATTACATAGGGGCTTAAAAACTCACAAAGAAATTGATGAACAATTAAAAAAAAGAATGGAAAATACGGGTAGAGAAAATGGTTTAATTAGAAATCAAAACCAAGAGATAGAAACTCTAATGGATAAAATTAAAAACTTAAATGAAAAATCATTAAGTAAAGTTGAAAGTAAATTTAAAAATATTAAAGGAACAATATCAGAGGGAATTAACAATGGTATTACAACAATGTCACAAGGTCTTGCCAGAGCATTTGTTTTTGGAGAAAAATTATCAGATACATTAAGAAATATGGCACAAAAATTTTTAGCAAATATAATAAGTGCATTAATTGAAGTTGTTGCAAGAAAAGGTGTAGAACTTGCTATTGAAAAATTAATTACTAATGAAAAGAAAAAACAAGCTATGTTAAGTAGTGTTAGTGGTGGTGGAAGTATATTTAGCACTATTGGAAGTTTTTTTGGAAAAAAAGCATCAGGTGGTGCAGTATCAAAAGGACAACCATACATGGTAGGAGAACAAGGTGCAGAATTATTTATACCTAATCAATCTGGTCAAATACAACAATCAGCAAGAGGTGGTAATGGTGGTGCAACTACAGTTAATTTTAATATCAACACAGTAGATGCTTCTGGTTTTGAAGAACTACTTGTAAGATCAAGAGGAACTATTACACAATTAATTAATAACGCAGTTAATGAAAGAGGGAGTAAAAACTTAATCTAATGTCAGGTGCTTTTCCAATATCTACTGCTAAGTTTGAATCTTTAGGAATAAAGTCTATTCAAAATACTATTATCTCAAAAACTGTATCTGGTAAGAAACTTGCTAGACAAATAGACAATCAAAGATGGGCTTTTACTGTTCGTATTGTTACAGCAACTAGATCAGATGTTTATGGAGAGTTAATGGCTTTTATTGTTAAACAAAGATCAGGCAAAGAAAACTTTACAATTATCCCACCAGAAGTAGAAGATGCTAGAGGTAATGAAACAAATACAGTAAGAGTTAATGGTGTTCACGCAGTAGGAGATACAACGATTGCTATGGACAATCATCACAATGACAACCCACACGCATTTAAGTCAGGAGATTTTATTAAGTTTGCTAGTCATTCAAAAGTATATATGATTGTAGCAGATGTTCAGGCTTCTAGTGGTGCTTCAACAGTAACTATTGAGCCACCTTTACTTACAGCATTAGCAGATGATTCTATAGTGACTTATGATAATGTTCCATTTACAGTACATTTAACAAACGATATTCAAGAGTTTGGTGTAGTTGGAACTGCTAAAGATGGTGCTTTGTTGTATCAATTTGAATTTGATGTAGAAGAAACTCTATAGTGAAAAAATATAAAATTACACACAAGATAACTGCTGATTTCATAGCTGAAATTATTGTCAATGAAGATCAAATAGATGCTAGTATTAATGATCTTAAAGAATACAAGAAACCTAATAGCAAATTTGAATATACTATGTTAAAAGGTACAGAAAGTGTAACTCAAACTAACTACGAATTATATGACGAGAAGCCTGACAACAGCGATAAAAAACGAACTAGCGACTAATGATATTAGGCCTATTCATCTTATAACTATTGGGTTTGCTACTCCTGTTAATATAACAGATTGCTCATTTGATCTAACATCATCAGTTTCAGGTTCATCAGTTACTTATTCAGCTAGTGATTTTGTGTTAGGTATATCTAATCATACTGAACAAACAGATTTAACTAAGGCTAGTTTAAGTTTATCATTATCTGGTGCAGACCAAACATTTATATCTTTAGTTTTAAATGAAAATGTAACTAATGACACAGTAGATATTTATAGAGGTTTTTTAAATAATTCTAACACATTAATAGCTGACCCATTTCTTTTATATAAAGGTCATATAGAAAGCTTTGGAATACAAGAATCAGAAAAAGATAGTATAGTTAATTTATCTGTTGTATCTCATTGGGCAGATTTTGAAAAAAAAAATGGTCGAAAAACAAATAATGTATCACAACAAAGATTTTTTAGTACAGATGTTGGAATGGATTTTAGTTCTCAAACTGTATTAGATATTAAGTGGGGTAAAGCATAATGGGTTGGAAAGATGTTGTAGGAAAAGTTTTCTCTCCTGTAGTTAAAATTTTAAAAATACCAATTAATCCTTTTGTTGCTTTAGGTATTAGTCTATTTTTATCTTGGATATTAAGACCAAAAGTTCCTGAAATGGAAGATTTTGGAACTAATCAATTTGATGATTTTGAAAGAGGATTATTAGTTAATAAACAATCTAATGACGCAAATATTCCTGTAATTTATGGAGAAAGACTTACAGGGGGAACTAGAGTATTTATGGAAACTTCTGGTACAGATAATACTTACTTATACATGGCTATCGTTATGGCAGAGGGAGAGATTAACGATATAGAAGAAATAAGAGTAGATGATAAAGTTGTAACATTTGCATCTAGTTTTTCAGATGGTACAGCAGTTGAAGTTGATAGTGGAGATGCTAATTTTTATAAAGATAGTGAAAGTTTAATTAGAGTAGAGCCTCATTATGGAACTGATGGTCAATCAGCATCATCTTTATTATCTACATTATCATCATGGGGAAGTAATCATAAATTATCTGGTCTTTGTTATTTAGCAATTAGATTAAAATGGAACTCAGACGCATTTGCTGGACTTCCAAAAATACAAGCAAAGATACAAGGTAAAAAAGTTGTATCTTATAATTCAAGTTTAGTTGCTCAAACTCCAGCATATTCAACAAATCCAGCATGGTGTTTATTAGATTACTTAACTAATACTAGATATGGAAAAGGTTTAACAACAAGCGAAATAGATTTACAAAGTTTTTATGATGCCTCAGTTGTTTGTACAACACAAGTAACCCCATATTCAGGTGGTAGTGATATAAATATTTTTGACACAAATACTGCATTAGATACCTCAAAAAATATCTTAACTAATGTTAGAGAAATTATAAAAGGTTGCAGAGGCTATCTTCCATATAGTGCTGGTAAATATAGTTTAGTTATTGAAACAACAGGAACAGCAAGTATCACATTAACAGAAGATGATATTATAGGTGGATATAGTTTAACAACTCCTGATAAAAACGAAAAATATAATAGAGTTATAGTTGGCTTTGTTGACCCAGATAGAAATTATCAAGTTAATGAAATTCAATGGCCACCTATTGACGATTCAGGATTACCAAGTGCAGATCAACACGCAACAATGAAAACTGCTGATGGTGGATTCTTATTAGAGGGTAGATTTTCATTCAGTACAATTACAAGCCAATATCAAGCAGAAGAAATGGCAGAAGTAATACTTAGAAGAAGTAGAGAAGCATTATCTTTAGGAATTACAGTTAGTTTAGATGCTTATGATTTAGCCATAGGAGATATAGTTAATATTACACATTCTTCTTTAGGATTCTCTGCTAAACCTTTTAGAGTTCTTGGAATAACTTTTAATGAAGATTTTACTGTTGGTTTATCTTTAGTTGA